ATGCCAAAAAACCAATCGCTAAGAGAGCGGTTCAGGACGTTCCCGCGGGCAACAGGTTTCCTCGCGGAAATCATGGCCGCCCATGAAGCAGGCATCCTAAGCTCAGAGGAAGCGGCTGAGTGGATGCTGGAGTACGCTACCGGGAAACCCAAGCTAGAATGGCATACGGCGGTTCAGCATCGCTCCGTCACTCGCCAGCGGGCCAACGTAGACGATGGGTTCGTGGAATGGTGCGTTTCCCAAGGGGTACGGCTCGATACGGCTCGCCAGTATGCGCATAGCCTGCGAGGAAGCCCAGAACACAACGTCAGCCAGTACCGAGCAGCCGAGAAGCTCTATCGAGCGTATACGGCTTCGTAGCCAGCGAAAGAGCCCGCGGAACGTTCCCGCGGGCTTCTCGCTTCTGTGGCGGCTTTACTTGTGTTCACAATTCAGAGCCGCTTGTTACAAAGCCCTAACGTGCGAATCCCATCGCGTGAAACTCTCGCCGTAGCATCGGCCCAAGCTCCCGTTGTACTACCTTGACCACTTCCGTTGCATCCCCGCCAGCCTCTACGGTGACGTTGATGGTTTGGTTGATGGTGGCGCTTGTGCTGAACTGAGGAAGGGTAAAGCGGGAAGGTACGTTGACGGCTCCCCGCGCTACCGCCAACGCTCTGCGCTCAAGCTCTAGGATGTGGGCTGTGTCTCGCGTGTTCGCTTCGATGCGCTCCAACGCGGCAACCTGCTTGTCCTGCTTTTTCTCGGCTCCGAAGATGGAGCTAACCAGCGAACCAATACCGCCACCAACAAGCCCACCAATCCCCGGCAACGCCAGTCCCAGAATACCGCCGATATCGTACTTGTCGGCTAGGACTTGAGCAGCTTTACTTCCAATCTCGTTGCCTTTGCTGCTCTTGCCGGAAGGGACTAAATCCGTAATCGAGGTTACAAGGTCGGAAACGTTCTGCTGCTTCTCTAGGGCTCGGTCTACCTCTAGAAATTCCTTGGTCCGAGTCTTTGCAATCTCCCCGCGGATGCTTAGCTCTTTTAGCTGCTGGTCCAAGTCCTGTTTAGTAATGTCCTTGGCGCGGAAGCGAGCTTGAAGCCGTTCCTTTTCGATGGCGAGCAACCGCAATGCGTGGTCCTCTTCCAACGCTAGCCGTTGCGCTTCGGTTGCGTCCGGTCCTAACGCTCTGAGTGCAACGCTATGGCGTAGGTTTTCCCATTCCGTTTTCAAGCCGTCGAAGTAGGCGAAAGCCGCGGATTTGCCCGCTTGCTGTACCTGGGTAGTCGTAGGAAGGGGAAGGGTAGGCGGTGGCGTGGTGCTGATGCGCTTGATACCGGCGATAACTTCGTCGGCTGCTTCTATCAACAACTTGTAGTCTCTGCGGGCTTGCTCAAACGCATCCTTGTTGAACGTCAACGCTGCCCCGAGCATCCGAAACAATGGCGGAATGGTTGCGAGCTTCGCGCCTAACATCTGCCATCCCTGAATGGCTAGAAGAACTCCGTTTGCCATCTGGGTAATCAACGGGAGGATTGCAACCAAAGCAGGCTGTAGAGCCTTCCCGAGTGCGGCTTGGGTTTGCTCGATGCTCTGGCTGAGTAGGTACTGTTGTCCTGCGCTGCTCTCCAGCCACTTCCCGTATTCCCCGCGTACCTTGCTGCCGTCCTGCATTGCTGCGTTGAGCAACGCTTGGGCTTTCTGTTGGTCGGTAAGTCTGCCCGCGGTTGTTCCGATGGATGCGGCAAACTCCGCATACAGAACACTCGGATTTTTCGAAAAGAGTTTGTCCGTTCCTTCATCGATGCCGAGAATGCTTTGCTGTACGGCTTTCAACGTTTGGTCAGCCGAGAGTCCCCGAGCCGCGCCAATGTCTAGGAACGCTTCCAGTCCTACACTCGCGTTGCCTACGTCCCCGGCTTTGCTAGCGAGCTTCGAAAGCTCAACGGTAAACGCATTGGCTGCGATGGCGCTTAGCCGGAACTGGCTTTGTGCTCTCTGGGAAATCCCTTGCAGCGTGCCAAACTCGATGCCGGTAAGCTTCGCCGTAGCGGCTAGCTGGCGTTGTGCGTTGTCGTACTGGTTCGCAACGTCCAAAGAGGATTTAAGAACGGCAGCGAACGCACCAATAGAGGCAACGTTCGCTAGCGTGTTGGTTCGAAACTTATCAATGTCTTTGCTGAATGAGCCGAGCTGTTGCCGGGCAGAGCTTAGTCCTTTGCGGAAATCTTCGCTCTCTGCGGTAAGCCTGACTCGCAGCGTTCCAAGTAGTCCCTTCATCGTTTCTTTCTGTTGGCTTCTGCTCTGGCGGCTAGGTTCTGTAAGCTGGCTTCCTTGTTCTCTTGGTCATACAAGGCAATCCATAACCCAAGCTCCCGACTATCGGCATTTTCGAATAGCTGCCGTAGCGTCATGCCCAATTCGCGGGCAAGCTGCATGTAGAACTTTAGACGGGGCTGGGTTTTTAGACTTTTCCCGCTTCGTTGATGCCTTCGTCGCTAATCGCATTGAAGGCTAGAGCGGATTTGACAATCCGTTCCAGAGCGTTGCCGTTCTTCTGGGACAGGGCTTCAAGGTCGGAGTCTTTGAAAAGCCGGTTGCCCTGTTCGTCTACGCAACAGAGAACAGCAATCGCGGCTCTACTTGTTTTGTCCTGCAAAATTACCCGCTCAAGATGGTCCCTCTCGGCTCCGGTAAGTGCTCGCACGCAAACCGTACCGTTCCATTCGGGGATGTGAACTTCCTTCCTTGGCAGGTCTTGGATTGCAAGAATGTCTTTGGCGGTAAGCATTACGCGGTTACTCGCGTGAGGGGACCGGCCGAAACAAACGAAAGCGTAGCCTTAACCAAATCGCCATGAGCGCCGCCAAGGGGAGCGTAGTCGGTAAGCAAACCGTTGCCTTGGTAGGATGGATTCGCTGGGCTGGCTAATGCGGAAGTGGGCCGAACTTCGATGGCGACTACGGTACCCACCATATCAAAGAAAGTCTGCCCGCTAACGGTTTCGTCCTGAATGAACTCAAGCTCAACTGCCCAACTCTTAACGCCACCTACGTTGATGCTTGTGTCATCGCCCATTGCCGTGTTGTCTACGGCATCCGCGGAGTAGCTAATTGCAACGTTGGTGTTCTGGCCGCTGTACTCGGTATCATCGAGTTTAACGTATGCGTCCGTAAGGATAACTTGTGCCATGTAATCTAGTCCTCTAGGTAAATCATGTAATCAATGGATACGCGGTAGACTCCGGTATCAGGTTCGAAGGATTCTTCGGTGTTGTCATGCAGAATGTCGCAAACGGTAATGCCGGTTACCGTGCCTTTGAATCGAGAAAGCGAAGCGTGAACTTGTGCGGCTAGGGTCTGAACTTCCGAGTAGGTTTCGGCCCAGCAATCCACTTGCACGCGGCTAACTGAAATCGTGGCGTCTGTGCCTTGGGCATGTTCTCGCGTGGTGCTAATGACTTGGTAGGTTGTTGCTGGGTAGGTCGGGTGTTGCGGCAAACTCAACGGGTAGGCATTGCACCTTGCAGCTAGGATTTTACCAATCATCAACTAACCTTCGGAGGATGTTTCGTACCGCTTCAATCGCTGCATCTTTCTTGGCGTCGAAGGCTGGCCGTAGGAATGGCTTTGCGGGCATCTTGGACGTTCCCTTTTCAAGTAGCTGGCCGTACCAAGCTTCCTTACCTGGGCCTATGTCGATTTGCGCTCTGCCCACTTGCAACCGCTTCGGTTCGTCGGTAAGGGATTGGCTGAGCAAGCCGGTATCCTTTGGCGCTTGGGCTTGCGCTTCGGCTCGGATAACTTCGGCTCCCGCTTCCGCGGCTTCCTTCAACAAGTGGCCGCCTGCTCTGTCGCTAATCGAGCGGAGAGCTTGGTTCAACTCTTCGGCTCCCTCTAGATGAACCGTTGCGTTTTTGCGTTTACGCGCCATGAGAGCACAACAGGAAGAGGGTTTCTTTTCTGCCGGTAGGGTCTTGGATGGACTCGATGTTGTAGACGGTAGAGCCGAGTAGAATACGCATCGCCGCGGTAACGTCATCCCTGTAGCGGATGGCAAACTTCGTTGTGACTACCGCGTTGAACTGTTGGCCTTGGAACTGCTCTCGGCCGCTCAAGTCCTCTTTGCTCGCCCAAACCGTTGCAAGCGGGGACCAATCTTCTACAAGCTCGCCGTACTCGTTCCGAGTTTGGCCGTTCGCTTCGATTGTGATGCGGTGTCTTAGCTGTCCGGCTCTCATAGTGCGCGGTAGGGCCACAGAAGAGCATCGGCGGTATCGTTGCGGTAGAGCTTGAGTCCTTGGGCTTCGCGATGTTCGTAGAGGTCTCCAACAATGAGAAGCATCGCAATCCGTACCGATGCGGGAAGCTCTGGATAGCCTGCAACAAAGCGAACCTTTACCGCGTGCGGTATGTCGAGTGTTGGCGGGAAATTCGTACCGGGAACGATGTGGCTTCCTGCTACCGTGAAATCTTCGAAGGTCTGAACGTTACCGGCAGTGTCCGTATAGGTGACGGTAACGCTTTGCAGTGGCGGCAACGGAACGCTGATAACTGCGGGGAACTTGTCTAGGAACAAATCCCAAGTTTGTGTTGCTAGAGCCCTTCGCGTGAACTGCTCCGCGTAATCGAAGGCTGCATCCGAGTACGCTTGCAGCAACGCATCCTCTGCATCTACATCGATGCGGAGATGGGCTTTGATTTCCGCTAGCTCTAACGGATTCGTTGGTGCGGTGACTAATTCAAGCATAGGAAGGTTAAGAGAGGGGAAGAGGCTGAGCGATGCTTAGGCGATAAAACGCCTCTCCCCTCTCTCTTACTTTACGCGGCTGCGTTCTGGAATGCCTTGATAGGCGAAGTACCAGCGTTGACCAAGCGGCCATCGTGGCGAGAAATCCCCACAAAGCCAACCTGACCACTATCGGCATACCGTTCGTTCATACGGATGATTTGTACGTCCTGAACGTCCCGAACGATGTAGCCCGCATCGAAGTCCCCGAAAAGAATCGGCTTCGCGTTGGCCGTATCAAGGGAAGGCATATCGTTGTTGACGATGTAGCGATGCCCCAGCAAGGTCGGTTCAACGCCATTGGCGATGCTCTGAGCGTTGTTCCAAATCAGAGCCCGCGTGTTGCCGTCTACGATCTTGCGAATGTAGGCTAGGGTCTGGTCATTGAACATCCAAACCGCGTTGCGGCGATAGGCTGCGTCTACCGAGTGCAGCGTATCAACAAGCTCGGCATAGCTAATCTGACCAAGTGTTCCGCCAGTCTTACCGGCAGAAGCCGCGGTAACGCCTTGAGGTTTGCCGGTGTTGTCCCCGGTTGTGAAGTGCAGCGAAGTACCGCGGGCAATGCGTTCGCCTAGAGCTTCGCCTACAAGCTGACCAACGTTGACGCTGGCGTCCTGTAGAAGCTCAAAGGGTACAAGGATGATACCGCTGGAATACTTGAACGCCTTGAGCGTAACCTGACCGAACGTAAGGTCTGGGCCACTGCCAAGGCTGGTATTCTCGCCAATGATCGAAGCAACGTTAGAGGTATCGTTCATCGTTGGCAGGGGAAGGTCTGCACCTGTCGAGGTGCGGAGAATCCTTGCTACCTGTCGGACTCCGCCAAACACCTTAAACGCTCTTTCTAGAGCCGCCATCGGTTCATCGGCTACGGTATAACCGCCTTCTGAACCTGTATGGGACTGTGCGCGAAGCTGGAACGTCATCCCCTGCGAACCTGGGTTTTCCTGTCCGAGTAGATAGCGCCTAAGCTCCGTATCTGTGCTTGACGATGTGAAGGTCTGTCGGCCGCGGGACTCGTTTAGGGATCGCTTTTCAGCTTCCAGCCGTTCAACTCGGTCTAGCTGAGCTTTCAGGTTGTCGGCTTCCGCCATCCAGCCATCAAACTGCCGGCTTTCCTCTTCGTTGAGTGCGCGGTTTTCTGCGGTTGCTACGTCGAGAATTGCGCTTGCCTGCTCTGTGCAGCGTGCGCGCTTCTCTCTCAATTCCTTGATTGTCATGTTGTGTTCTTTCGTGGTGTTGCACGGCAGGCTTTGACCTGGGGATGTGTGCGGGAGGGGTTAGGAAGGCTTGGGCCTTTCAACTGACTAGGCGAAGCCGTAGCCGTTTGATTTGATTTGGGTCTGTGTTTAGCTCTCGGAGAGCAACGGAAGTGTCTGGGTAGGCGGGAAAGGTGACGATGCTTACCTCTTTCATGTCCACGTCCAAGAGGTGGCGTACTGGCGTTGTTCCTGTCCTGTCGAAGCGTTGTTTTCTGGCCCGGAAAGCGAAGCTCATGCCGTCAATGTCTCCCCTACGGACTGACTCCATAATGTCGCGGGCATACGTTGTATCTGGCGGGCTGATTTCTACTCTGAGACCTACTTCATCGATCGAGAGGTTGAGCGTTCCGGCAGTAGTGCGTCCTAGTACCTTCGCATCGTCGTGGTCAACCAGCGCGAAAATGTCGGGGTTTTCTCGGAGTGTGCGGTTGAAGGCTTGAGGGGTTACTACTTCAACGAATCCGCCAAGGTCGGCTGAGGGAGAGTTAAAAACCGCTGCATACCCTACTAGCTTGCCGTCTACCGCTTCTAGCTTGCTGAATCTTCGTTCAAGCTGCATGTAAAATCCTGTCGATGTAGTCTGAGGGGTTTTCCTTTTGGCCGGTTAGCTGGAAGTAGGCGGTTAGAACTGGTCCAAGGTTTTCCGTGAGGATGGCTTTCTGGTCGGCTAAGAACTGTTCGTCTACCGTTCCGCGTTTCGCTTTCCTGCGAGCAAACCTCCCCACTTCAACATCAACCAAGGAACGAACTGCATCGCTCAGAACGGCAGGAGAGGAAAGCGTAGTCATGTTGAGCGGTACAAAGCGTTGATCCCCGCCAGCTACGCGGTTGAGGTTTTCTTTTTCGCGTATGTCGTTGACGCTGAGAACGCCAATGCCGAAGAGCTTCGCGTAGAAGTCTGCCCGCGTTGTGCTGTCGCCTCTTAGCAAGCCCTCTAGGATGAACTCCGCGAAGTACCCATCGCCGAGAAGCTTGTAGTTTACTTCCTGTTCGATTTTCCGAGCCCAAGGTTCAATGCAGAGGGTAACGTATTGGATGGCTTGGTGCTCGATGTTGCTGAACGTAGCGCGCTCCAAGTCTCCAATGAGGTGCGGAGGAAGCAGAAAAATTCGGGCAATCTCTGTGACCTGGAATTTGCGAGTTTCTAGGAACTGGGCATGTTCTGGCGGAATGCCTAGCGGAGTCCACTTCATCCCTTGTTCAAGGATTGCAACTCGCTGAGCGTTGGTTAGCCCGCTCTGAGCCGCGTTCCAACTCTTCCTTAGCCGCTCTAAGCCCTCTTCGCCTAGCTTGCCCGGATGCTCTAGAACTCCCGATGGGCTGGCACCATTTGAAAAGAATTGCGAGCCGAACTTTTCCGTTGCCTTGGCGAGTCCAATAGCGTTGCTGGCAAGTCTGGTAGGGATAAGTCCGTTGCAGCCGTCGAGGGAGAAGCCGGGGAAGTGCAGAACATCATCCGCGGGCAGAGCAACGTCCTGACCATTTACCCGAACGATGTAGACTCGTTGGTTGTCGATTCGTTCGATGCGGATGTTGGTCGGATGGATGGGCCACAACGCAATCGCGTCCCCTCTGTTGTTGCGCTCGATTTCGCAGCAGGCATTGCCGTAGAGGAGAACATGCCCCATCAGGGTTTCGCGCCAAACAAAGCTGCTCATTTCGGGGTTCGGCCGGTCGTGCAAGAGCCGGTAAACCGGATGCTCTCGTGCTTTCTCTTTGCCTGCGTCTGTTTGTTCGTAGACGGGGAAGGGAAGGGTAGCAATCGTTGAGCTGATAACCCTAACCGCTGACCAAACCGTTGTAGTCTCTAGGCTGTTCTCGGGAGTAACGGTAAGGCCGATGGTAGAGCGGAAGGCATCGAGGAAGGAATTGCTTCTGCGTTCGGTTCGCTTAAACCACTTCATCGGCATTTTGTATGAGGAAGCGTAATTCGGATGTGTGAATGGGTGGGCCTCCCGCGCTAGGGTCGATGCGACCAACGTAGGTAATCAAAACTTTAATCCAGTCCGGTTCTATTTTCTTGCTGGCGATGTTGAAGGTCCCGAAAGAGCCGCTATGATCCTCCCAGAGGTAGACGTAGGGAGAGAGTCCCCGAGCTTTCCGGCGATGCGCTTGCTGGTCGAACAAATCCCAATAAACCGAATCGAAAGAGGGTTTGCGGTTTTCCCAAACCCATTTCATTTCGCCAGTTTTACGCTTGGTCCTCTGGCGGATGCCTCTGCCCGCGGATTGGAGAATCGTATAGTCGAACCTGTCGCCGTATTCGTATCGCGTAGGAGAGGGGACTAGCTCCCGTTCGGTTGCTGCGTCCCGCGTTCCGTCGGGGTTTGCTTCGGAGAGCTTGAACATCTATTCCCAACAGATGTAAATGAGGTTGTCCGTAGCGTTGTCGCAGATGCGGTAGAACTCGTTGAGGTTCAAGCACAACCAAGCGTCTGTTTCCTCTCCTGCTGCGAGGTACCATCCGGTTGTTGTGTCGGTTGTTCCGTCAGCTTTGGTTACTCCGGCTCTGCCGATGTAAACAAGTCCTGTATTCGTTTTGGCGGCCTTGAACTTGACTAGCTTGCAAGAAAGGTTCGGCATCTGAACGGCCGTAACCGAACCGGCTAGCTCTCCGGTATGCGGTTGTGTGAATGCGTGAAGGTACGTCATAGGCTGTAGACCTGGGGTTCGCTGGTTTCTGCGTGCGTCATTACTCTACTTAGCGCCATGATGGTCGCTACTACTGCATCGATTCGCTCTGTGCTCTTGGTTTTGTCCGGCTTGATGTTGCCTGCTGGGTCGGTTTTGATCGCAACGTTGTTGACCATCCAACGCATTACCGGATTGGCGTTGTGTGCGATTTTGCGGGAGAGGATCAAGCGTTCAAACTCTTTGCTCGGTTCGTTCATTGAGACGAATCCTTGCCGGTGCTGCACAAGGTTTAGTCCGTCCTGCTCTGCTAGCTGCGTTGCAATCTGAGTGCTGTTCCAAGGGTCGAACGCAATGCTGACGATGTTGTACTTCGCGGCCAGCTCGGTAACGTCCCTGCGGATGTGGTCGTAGTCGATTACATCGCCTTCCGTAACGCTGAGGTAGCCTTGTTTCCGCCACTGGTCGAACGGTACGCGGTCCCGCTTCTCTGACAGTTTGCTTTCCGGTACCCAGAAGAACGGCAGTACAAAGTAGGGCTCCGATTCATCGAGTGGCGGGAAGATTAGTGAGAGTGCAGAAATGTCGGTTGTGGTGCTCAAGTCCAAACCGCCGTAGCATTCTCTTCCGGTCAGGTCTGGGAACTCGCGTTCGCAAGCGTTCCATTGGTCTGGATTGACCCATCTGGTTGCTTGCTGCGTCCAGATGCCGAGATGCAACCGCACGAACACATTGTAGTACCCAGCCTGTTGAGAAGCTTTCTTTGCTTCCGCTTCCATGTAGTCATGGCGTGGAGAAATCGGGTAATTCGGATTGGCTTTCCCCCAAGTCTCTGGGTCCTGAATGTCATCCTCTGGGGAAGCTGCGAAGATAACCGGAAGGAAACTCGGATCATCTACTACACCTGTTTTGACTTGCTCCGCGTAACTGTGTAGCTGCCATCCGATGGACTCTGGATCATGTATGCCCGCGGTAGTGATTAGAAACTCAACGGGCTGCAACCGCTTGCCGGTAGAGGTGTGGAGAGTGTGGTAGAGGTCTGCGTTCGGCTGCTGGGCTACTTCATCGAAGATGATGCCAGAGCACGAAAATCCATGCTTAGACTTCGCATCGGCTGAGAGAACTTTGTAGACGCTGTTGGTGCTCGGAACAACTATGGAATTTTTGTAGACCTTGCATCGCTGGCGTAACGCTGGTTCAGCTTCGACCATTTGGCGCGCCAAATCGAAAGCGATGCGGGCCTGCTCTCGGTCTACCGCGGCTGATACGATTTCCCCGCCTATCTCGCCGTCGCACAAAAGCAGGTAGAGTGCCAGTCCTGCGGCTAGTGTCGTTTTCCCAGAGCCTCTGCCAACCTCAACGTAGACGGTTCTATGTTTGCGGGTGTTGTCCGATGTACGCTTCCATCCGAACAACGGGCGGATGATTTCGTTCGCTTGCCATTCGGCTAGCTCAAACCGTTGCCCGGCTAACTCCCCTTTTGCATGGCGGAGGTACCGGCGGAAAAACTCTACCGCTCTCTCTGCTGCGGCTTCGTCGTAAGTAAAATCCAATCTTCGTATGTCAACTTGGGGAAGGGGAGTACCTGGGGTTTTTCGTTGCGGTCTGGCCGTAGCGTTAGACCGCTGCGTGCTCGGCCGAATACCGCCTTGTCGGTCGGTTTTGCTTTCGGCTTGCTCTTTGGTTTCGCCTCTTCGCGGAAATCGCCGTAGCGGTTGGCTGGAACGATGCCGTTGTGATGATAGGGGAGAAATCGTACCGGCTCGCCTTTGATGTGGCCTTTCCTTCTGTCCGTCTGTTTGGCAATCGGGACGGGCTGCCCACATCCGCATTCGCAGAGCTTAGGTAAAGAATCCATCGTCATCATCGCTTGGAGGTTGCGCGGATACTTTGCTTCTACTCGCTGGGGTTAGGCCAAACTCATTTGAAAATTTCCGAAGCGTATCAAGCGCCTTTTCGGCAATCAAAAGGTACGGGCTCTTTTTCTCCCCGTTCGTTAGGCCGTGTTGGTTGAGGTGTTTCTCAGCCTCTACCCAACGCCCATACGCTACGCAATACGCTGCTAGTGCGGCTCGGTCGATATGAGAGAGCAAGCCTAGCCGTAGAAGCTCGGGAGCGATGCGTTCCCATTCTGCGCGGGCTTCCCCGGCTAGGTGCTCGGGACAGCTAGGCGCTTTCGTTTCCGGCTGCGGCTGGGAAGGGATTGGCCGCTTGGAGGGATTGCCGGAAAGAATGCGAAGATGGGCGGGAGTACGGGGATAGGGCATTTGCAAATACCTGGGTTTTTCTAAGTGCGACTGCAAGCATAAGACTTGCGGGCGGTTTCCCCTCTGTAGGCTGTAGAGATTTCGGGTACCCTCGGGGTGTTCCGCCTAATTGCCTTCCTGCTCTGCCTTCATGTGGCAAGGGTGACAAGTGCTTTTGAGGTTGTCGAGATTGAGCCGTAGATGTGGATGTGTAGATATGGGCTGGAGATGATGTACTTCGGTCGCGGGCTGGTAGATGTTTTGTTCGGCGCAATATTCGCAGAGAGGAGAAGAGGAAAGCTTTAGCGCGCGAACTTTCCTCCATTGCGCATCGTATCCCCGCTGGCTAGATGGTGGCCGTGAATCGTGTTTATGTTTAGATGTTCGGCCGCAGAAACAAAGAGTAGGTAATCGTTTTGGCATATGCTCTTTCGCAGTGCTCAACGCCCACTGCTGGCAAAAAGGAAGTCCCTTTCCGGCGGAAAAAAAGTAAGAAAAACCTAAAGAATTTCTGCGGGCCAATTTCGGGTATGGAACACCCATTACGGGTACCTAGTGGTTACCCGGTAGTCAGCCATGCAGAGAGTATTGAGAGAGCGTTGCTAGCTGTAGCCCGCTGGTAGGTCTGCCGGTTGACTCTTTCGCGCTAGCGTGTTCCGGGCGCTGCGACCGATACATTGAGGCAATTACGGCGATGGGCTGGACCTATGCAGCCCTGACGGTCTCTCTCCGCCACATACGGGACTCTGGTACCCCCGCGTTGTCAGGGTTGGACAGAGCGCGGTTTTAGTTGTCATCCTGTATGGTCCTCCCGTTGTTTGTTTCGGCTGCGGAGCCGGAAACGCGGTAACGGTGTCAGAATCCGCGTACACTCGCGAAGGCTCCGACCTTCGCTAATGATTCTCTTCGCTGGCGTCAGCCAGCTAAAGACAAGTCCCATTCTCGCGGAAAAACAGTAAGAACAGGGACAACACCTGTTATGACGGCTTTGGCAAAACTGTTACAAAGCTTTTCGGCCACTGTACTTGTCGCACTCTACCAGACCACATACCGGGCATCCCCGCTGATTCTGCAAGCGTACCTTGGCTTTGTTCTTTTTGTAGCCGCATTGAATGCAAACGCTTTTCGTTGGCGTGGCGCTTGGCTGCACGGCAAAGGCTCTGGCTGATTTGCTCCGCCCGCAAGCCGCGCATACCTGGGTTACGCCAAGCTTAACACGGATTGCCCGGATTAGATGGTTCCATTGAGTGCGGGTAACGCCTAGGTCGTAGAGGCTGAAACCGAGCATATGATGGCGGGCGATGGCTCTCTCTCGGAAGGGGAGGCTGAGCAGTACGCGGGCTAGGTCTACGCGGCTTAGGATGGCTTCGGTGTTGGTGACGGTCGAGTCCAT